AGTTGAAAAATCTGTCAGCGATCAGGATAGCATCCAGCGTTATGGCAAAGATGCACCTAAAGGCCGTTCGTTTGGACAAAAAACTCAACCCCGACAGGGTAAGATGACACCGCCACAAGACTATGATGAGGCAGTATTTGATAAATTTAGCGCTGATGTGAACGCCGATATCAAGGAACAACTCCAGAACAAGAAAAAAGGCGGCAGCATCAAGAAGATGAAAAAAGGCGGCATGGCTAAGAAAGGCTTCAAAGCTGGTGGCGTAGCCAAAAAAGGCAAAGCTAAAGGCGGTAAAATGGGCGGTAAGTCTAAAGTACGTGGTGCAGGTATTGCCCAGCGCGGTGTACGTCCAGCAAAGATGAGGTAGCTATGCGTACGTATTATAAGTCTGGCGGTAAGATATGTGCAAAAGGTAAATCTTGGGCAAAACGCACTTTTGATACTTACCCCAGTGCTTATGCCAATATGGCTGCGTCTAAATACTGCAAAGACCCAAACTATGCTAAAGGTAGCAAGGGGAAGAAAAAATGACGTTGACTAACGGCAACAGGAAGAAAGTCAAAAAGGTTGTAAAAGGCTTAAAGAAAGCCTCTAAACTACATGCGGCGCAAGCTAGTACGTTAAAAAAGATGGTCCGCACTCCTAGGAAGAAGAAGTAATGGGTGATCTGAAGAAGTGGCGGGACCAAGACTGGGTTAGGGTTGGTACTGACGGTAAGATAAAAGGCGCGTGCGGGACTTCTAAAGATAAGAAGAACCCTGATCGCTGCTTGCCGCGCAGTAAAGCTAACAGTCTAAGCCAAGGTCAACGTGCCGCCACTGCTAAGAAGAAGAAACGTGAAGGCGCTAAAGGTAAGACTGTAGTGAAGAACACCAAACCAGCAGTAGTAAAACTCTTTTCAGGGGGTCTAGCTAGGCGAAAACGTGATATAGCACGAGGGTGTGGCGCGGTAACGGAAAATAGACGGAAAAAGACGTTGTACACGTAAAAGGATTAAACCATGACTACATCAGGCACAACAGCGTTCAATATGGAGTTCACAGAGATTGCAGAAGAAGCGTGGGAACGTGCTGGACGTGAAATGCGTTCTGGATACGATTTACGTACAGCTAGACGTTCTATGAACTTAATGACAATTGAATGGCAGAACCGCGGTATAAACATGTGGACGATTGAGTCCGGCACGGTGAGTTTAGTAGAAGGCACTACACGGTACCCATTACCCGCGGACACTATTGATTTGCTAGAACATCAAATACGTACTAACAGTGGTAACGCTAGCACACAATCCGATCTTACCATAAGCAGGATTAGTGTAAGTAGTTACGCATCTATACCTAACAAGTTAATACGAGGCCGTCCGATACAGTTATTTATCGAACGTTTACGTGACCAGCCTCATTTTAACGTGTGGCCTGTACCTGACAATAATGACTACGTGTTGTACTACTGGCGTATGCGCCGCGTTGAAGATGCAGGCAGCGGTGTGCAGACTGCAGATATGAACTTTCGGTTCTACCCGTGCCTCGTTGCAGGGTTAGCGTACCATATTGCTATGAAGGTTCCTGAGTTGGTAGATCGTGTGCAGATGTTAAAGGCCGTATACGATGAACAATTTGATATGGCAGCTTCAGAAGACCGAGAGAAGACCTCGGCTCGTTTTGTACCTAGAATAAGTGTGGTGTAACTATGACAAACAGATTTGCCTCTGCTAAAAAAACAATAGCGGAATGTGACGTCTGTGGGTTTCGTTACAAACTAAAAGAGTTGCGTAAAATCGTAACAAAAGGTAAAGATACTAATATAAAAGCCTGTCGTGAGTGTTGGAACGGTGACCACCCCCAAAACAAACTAGGGGAATTTCCGGTTAACGACCCACAGGCAGTACGTGATCCACGTCCTGATTTTGCAGGATATGGTAGTAGTAGAAATATTCAATGGGGTTGGAACCCTGTTGGTGATGGGAATAACGTTTACGAGTTAACCACTAATAACTTAGAAATGGTAGTCTCTATAGGCGACGTGACTGTAACAACTACATAGGAGGTGCATTATGGCTAAGAAACTAACTGACCTGACCGGAGATGGTAAGGTAACACAAGCTGACGTATTAAAAGGTCGTGGCGTTTTTAAAAAAGGTGGTATGGCTAAAAAAGGCTACGCTGCAGGCGGTAAAGTTAATGAAACCAAGATACGCGGTACAGGCGCTGCTATTAACGGACTTTTCGCAAGAGGGCCAATGGGGTAATCAATGAACTACGCTTCGCTTAAAACAAATATAGAAGATATATGTGAAACATCTTTCACCGCTGACCAACTCGCTATGTTTACGCAGCAAGCGGAAGAGAAGCTGTTACAAACGGTAGACATCCCAGCGTTACGTAAAGTAGACGACGGGCCAGTAGCAAACACAAACAAATTGTACACGCTACCCGACGATTACTTATACACATACAGTATAGCTATCATAAACAATGGCACGTATACTTACTTGTTAAACAAGGATGTTAATTTCTTACGTGAAGCGTATCCGATTAACACAAGTGCGCATTATGGAATACCTAAGTTTTATGCGGAATATAGCGCGACGCAGATTGAGCTAGTCCCAACACCAAACTCTAACTATGAACTTGAACACGTTTATGGCGCTTACCCACCGTCTATTGTAACTGCAAGTACATCATGGCTCGGTGATAACGCCAGTGCGGCTTTACTTAATGGCGCTCTTATTGAAGCAATACGTTTCCAAAAGGGTGAGCCAGACATTATTACGAACTACGAAAAACTTTACTTACAAGCTGTAACCTTGTTAATGGAGCTGTCTAATGGTAAACTACGTAGAGATGCGTACCGCTCAGGGCAGACGCGTATACCTGTTAACAGGGGGAACTAATGGCTTTTACTGGTAATTTTACCTGTACTTCCGCGAAACTTGCGTTGCTTGACGGTACAATGGACTTTAGCTCTGATACCAGTCAGACGTTTAAGATTGCGTTGTATACCTCTAGTGCAACGTTAAACGCAGAAACTACTGCATATATAACAACAAACGAAGTAGTCGGTACAGGTTACACTGCAGGTGGAGTTGCAATAACTCCTACCACTGCCACTTCTGAAACTACTGCGTACGTAGATTTTACTGACGCTACGTGGGCTAATTCAACATTAACTGCGCGGGGGGCGTTGATATACTCCGCTGGAGGGACAAACCCTGCAGTAGCAGTATTAGATTTTGGGTCAGATAAGTCTTCTAACTCAAGCACATTCGCAGTCACATTCCCAGCAGCGGCGGCTTCTACCGCTATAATTCGAATCGGATAAAGGTTTATAACATGGCAAGCACATACGAAAATGATCTTAGGCTCCAAGAAATAGGAACAGGTGAACAGTCTGGTACTTGGGGAGTAACAACAAACACAAACCTTGAGTTGGTTGCACAATCATTCGGGTATAGCGCTACCGGAGAAGCAGTACCTAACGCGTCGGCACATACAATAACATTAGCAGATGGAGTGGCGGATGAAGCGCGGTCACTGTACTTAAAGTTAACTGGTGGTGGCCAAGCTTGTACGGTAACTCTTGCTCCTAACACTGTATCTAAAGTCTGGATGGTAGAAAATACAACATCTCACACACTGACGTTCTCTCAAGGTTCTGGAGCCAACGTAGCAGTGCTTGCTGGGCAAGTTAAGATAATCGGTACTAATGGGGTGGGGGGTGCAGGGGCTGTATTTGACCTTATGCAAGACTTAGCAGTACCTGATCTGTTTGTAGATGACGATATAACAATGCAGTCTGATGGAGCAGTTTTAGGTCTCGGAGCAGATAAAGACGTAACACTGACTCACGTACACAACACGGGTCTGTTGTTAAACAGCACGATGGCACTTCAGTTTAACGATGCGTCTCAGTTTATTAATGCACCTAATGCCACCACACTGGATATTAATGCTACAGATGAGATTGAGCTTAACGCTACACTGGTAGATGTTAATGCTAACTTAGATGTTAGCGGCACACTCACTGCTGCGGGTAACACTGACTTAGCTGCAGTAGAGTTTAATAGTCTATCAGGTACAGGTTCAGTTGCTATTACAGACATTCTCGACCAAGACAATATGTCAGGAAACAGCGCTACAGCGTTAGCGACGCAGCAATCTATTAAAGCATACGTAGATAGCCAAGTTGGAACAGTAGACACACTAACTGAAGTTTTAGCTAACGGAAACACTACAGCTACAGACCAAAAGATACAATTTCGTGACACCGGTATATTCATCAACTCATCGGCAGATGGTCAGTTAGACATAGTTGCCGATACTGAAATACAAATAGCCGCTACTACAATAGACATTAACGGTGCGATAAACGCTAGCGGTGAGATTATAGCTGCTTCCTTAGACATCTCAGGTAACATAGACGTAGACGGTGTAACTAACTTGGATGTCGTGGACATTGATGGTGCTGTTGATATGGCCTCTACACTTACAGTCGCAGGAGTTCTTACAGGTGCATCCTTAGACATCTCAGGTGACATAGACGTAGACGGTGTAACTAACCTAGACGTGGTAGATATCGACGGCGCTGTTGATATGGCCTCTACACTTACAGTTGCAGGAGTTCTTACAGGTGCATCCTTAGATATCTCAGGTGACATAGACGTAGACGGCACAACTAACTTAGATGTCGTTGATATTGATGGCGCTGTTGATATGGCCTCTACACTTACAGTTGCTGGTGCTGTAGACTTTAATGGTAATCTCGACGTAGACGGTACTACTAACCTAGACGTGGTAGATATCGACGGTGCTGTTGATATGGCCTCTACACTTACAGTTGCAGGAGTTCTTACAGGTGCTTCCTTAGACATCTCAGGCAACATAGACGTAGATGGTGTAACTAACTTAGATGTCGTTGATATTGACGGTGCTGTTGATATGGCCTCTACACTTACAGTTGCAGGAGTTCTTACAGGTGCATCCTTAGACATCTCAGGCAACATAGACATAGACGGTACTACTAACTTAGATGTTGTTGATATTGACGGTGCTGTTGCTCTTGCGGCAGACGTAACCTTTGCAGACGGAGCAGATATTATTACAGCTTCAGCGGGTACATCTAACTTCAGAGCAGGCGTCAACGCAGGTAACTCAATAGCATCTGGTGGTAACTTCAACGTGGCTGTGGGTGACGAGGCAGGTACTGCAATTACGACTGGTGATAGAAACACAGTAGTTGGATACCAAGCAGGTGATGCAATTACTACTGGAAGTAAGAATACAGCTTTGGGTAGACACGCCTTAACTGCTTTAATAGATGCCGATGATAATACCGCAATTGGTGACGGGGCTTTAGCAGCAGATACTAAAGGTACTAAATCAACAGCAATTGGTAGAGATACATTAGCCACACAAAACTTTACGTCTGCTACCGATACTTATAACACAGCAGTCGGCTTTGGTGCAGGTTTAGGTAATACCACAGGCAGAAACAACACCCTCATCGGGGCTTTAGCTGGTGATGCAAATACGACTGGTGCGTCAAACACCGCAGTAGGTTCTGGTTCTTTGGGTGCAAACACCACCGCAAGTGACAACACAGCAGTTGGGAATCAAGCAGGTACAGCAGTCACTACAGGCACAAAAAACACTCTTATTGGTGCTGAAGCAGGTGATGCAATTACCACAGCAAGTGGAAACGTAGCCTTGGGGTACTCTGCTTTAGGTGCTTGTACTACAGGTGCTGACAATGTAGCAATTGGAATGAATGCAGGTCTAAGCGTAACCACAGGGCTTAGAAATACTTTGATAGGCGATTTATCTGGAGATGCTCTTACTGATGCTGATGATAATGTAGCCATAGGGTCTTTTGCATTAAGCGCGGACACGTTAGGAAGTAGGTCTACAGCTATAGGTAAAGCTGCGTTAGGATCACA